ATAAAACGAATTCTGTTAGATTTCTCTTTTTCTTCACTATCATATCGAGTTTCAACTGCGTTTGGAATAACCGAACATTTAGAATATGGAATACCAAATGCCATAATGTACTGGTCTCTTTGCCAATTTGATACAAAAACAAAGTGGTCAAACCTTTCCCATCCCTTATTTTCAAGTACTTTATTTTCAGGATCGCCTGCTAAATCATGGCAATAAAGAATATTTTGTACATCAGAAGGAATATCACGCGGTCGTGAAAAGTGAATAGCGAAGCCCTCTAAAAGCTCGCTATTAACATTATCCAGTAGGCGTTGGCGCATCATTTCTGTACCGCCTTTTGAATTAGCAGATAACTCAGACTCTACTACTTCGCCTTTATAAATCATACTCATTAGCCATTAAACTCCGCGTTAAAGTCTGTTACAGAGTCCCATCGGAATGATCGCCATCCTGGTGCATTAACATCATACACAGCTAGCACTTCTTCGTTTGGCTTTTTAGATTTCTTTTGAATTGCTTCTTCAATATCAATTTGAGGTGGTAACATGGTTTCATTTAAAGTTGCATGCATGATTCGTGTTTCACCATTCTTTTTGGTAAATACGATCTTACACACTTTTTCTTTAAGTGCTCCAATTACAAATGTTTTATCAATTGCTTGAATATCCATTATATAGTCTCCATTAAGTTTAAGTTTTTGATTGATTGATAAATTTTCTCGAGTGTGTTATTAAAATCTTGTAGAGAACCATTGTTATGTATTCTGTACATATTAACATCAAACACTTGAGGTAATACGTATTTTCTATCTATTTCTGTATATTTATTTCCAAGAACATACTCGTGCTGAATACGACTACCTTGGAAATATCTACGCGAGTCGGATGAATAATCCTCACCATCGCGAGTAAGTTGGACTAATACAAAATTTTCTGTACCAACTTTTTCCACAACAGGGATCAATTCATCTACGAACCCGCCATCAGATATAGCATAGTTTTTTTCTAAGTCAATTTCATTTGCAACTAACTTGCCGAAGTGGTCTAAACCGCGGATAGGCTTAACCACTTGTTCTGATACATATATCATAGCTTCACGGCATGACATATGTCCAAGATCAATGTGAGGAACTTCTTTTACACTACGATCATCATAACGTTCCATAAACCAATCATAGCTACATTCAAAGTAATTGCACGTTTCTTTATACAATTGATATTTGAAAGATAAATGTTTCCATCCTTTACGATGTTTAAAGAAATCAGCCGCAGCGTCTTTTCCAGAACGGGGAGGGCCATTAAATAGTACTATCAAAATTTTACTCCAAAATCGTCAGAAATGATTTCTTTTAATTGCTTTGAAAAGGCATGCTTAAATTCATTATTAGTAATGCCACACAAAATAAATTCGCGATCTGACGAGTCGAGATAAGGCATAGCATCATGTATAGAAGCATAACCTTTTTCGTACAAGTCGAGATCGCGTTCTTTAACGGGTATATTTCGAGTACGGACTTTGCCGGTCAATACACTTGTTCTTGTTACAATCATAACATTCTCCTTTTCATTTATATCTAATATAATATACTTTTAAGAGAATGTCAACTGTTTTTTAAGCTTTTTACGTGATTTCTGTGAATTTTGCATTGTATAATTCCGTTATGATAGTCGTCTCTCAACAAGACGTCATGTTCAAATTGATATTTGGCTTCGAGGTAACCAAGTTCTCCTTTTGACTTACAAAGAGTAAGAATTTCTCTATGGAAGTTATCAGCGCCTTTATCCTCAACTAATTGTTGAACTTCTTCTGAAGATCCATAATACTTTTGCCAATCTGTTTCTTTGATAACAGTTCGACGGCGGGTTTTACCTTTGAGTGGTGGAAGCTTTCTTTTAGAAACAAGCAGCTTTTTGCCTACGTATTTCATATCAGTAGATTTATCTGTAATGATATACACAAATCCAATCCAGTCTTCAATCATCTCAGAGGTAAATTCTTCCCCTTTGTAAATCCACATAAACTAACTCCATATTAATAGAGTTATTTATCAATCTATACAGATTTCCTCTTCATCTTCGTATTGAAGAAAAACCTTTATGGTTGTTCCATCATCTTGAATTTGAAACGACAGGTCTTTCACACCATGTTTAACGTATGAACGACCTTTGTTATCAATGACTTCAAACCGGTTTACTTTGTTTGAAAACATAATATTTTCATGATCAACAATCAAATCAGTTTTGATTTCCATTAGCCTCTCCTCATTTGAGCGTACGCTTTTGGATCGTCTCCACGCCCGACTGGGACCATGTTTGATTTGTGCATTGTTGCAATACCAACGATGTAGTCACCTGTGTATTCGCTTCGTTCTTTACCCGTTCCGTTTGCCGGGATAACATCCGACGTCGAGACTCCGCTGTCCTTGCGGTGTACGTCATTCGATTTCGTTTCATATAAAGGTTTTCCTTTCGCTTTAGATGGTTTCTTACCTGGGTCAATACCCATGCTTTTAAGAAACTCGTTATGATCAGCCTGAGCTTTTTTCCAACCTGGTTTCTTTTTCAATTTTGATTTACCGTGGACTTGTACACCACGAACTAAATGCATAGACATTAAGCTGCCTCCATTTCCATTTGCTTTTCAAGACGTTGAGCACGAGCCTCATAATCTTCAGCGATCATAAGTATTTCTTCAATAAGCTCTTCCCGTGTTTTACCAAAGTTGTCAGCACGACGGGATAAGCTACGTAAACGTTCAGCAATTATAATACAATCAATCATTGTGTTTATACCTCCGTAAACATTGTTTTAAGGGTGTCGTCGTCAAAACCATGGCCGTAGCCCATAACTTGGGTATATAGTTCCGATAACATGTCAAATGAGTCAGATTTGAAAAGCCAAAGTGGGTTCCCACCGGCTGGGCCGTTTTGTNNNAGAAGTTTAGCCGTACATCCATGTTCTTGGGCGAATTGAATAACTTCTTGGTTTGTTGGTTCCGATGAGATGTCGAGTTGAATTTGGTATGTAACTTTATTTGTCATGCTTATATCCTTTATTTGATTATTTGATATAACCATACTACTATATTCTAAACTGAATGTCAACAGTTAATTTCACTTTTTTGTAATTATTTTGAATTAAAGTGTGTAACCAGTACCATTGTACCCAGTTTCTTCTAGGTATTTTACTAGCTGGTTGTAACCACCAACATGAGTTCCACTNATCCAGATCTGAGGTACACTCTTAGCTAAAGGATAGGCTTCTTTGAGTGCCGTCATATTTTCAACTATAGAAACGTCTTTGTATTCATAATTCAAATTACGTTGTTCTAATAGGTTTTTTGCTTTTGTACAAAAAGCGCAGTTTGGTTTTCCATAAACTTTAATCATAATTCGTCCGGTCCTTTCAACATGTATGCACCTTGAGGTAGTTTAAAAGATTGCATAAGTGACAAGAACATTTTAGGAGAAAAAGACATAAGAATAAATCTTTGAATGTCTTCGTCCCACTGCCTAATGTATATTATATCATCATATGCAATGACTTGTAAATCTTCGTATTCGCCGTCTGGATCAAGTATGGTAATTGCCGTTTCATCCCAATCCATTTCTATAGTAAACATACCGCCACTCCTGCTTCTTTAAACATGGGTAGCGATCTTTCATTCCAAATTTGTAGCCAATTACCTGGAGCTTCGGTGTAGGTTGGTATTACTACACGTTTAATACCTGCTTGAATAACNCACTTAGTACAATCTGGGCAAATAGGTAATCCATAAACATATAGTGTTGCATCCTTTAATGATACGCCAGCATATAGAGCATTCATCAAAGCATTCATTTCAGCATGTACGATACGTGGATATTTTTCATCGCGATTAGATAAACGTTCTTCAGTATCAGCAATACCTTTTGGAAAACCNTTGTACCCTGTAGCCAAAATACGACGTTCATCATTAACTGCAACTGCACCTATTTGGCTTGACGGGTCTTTGCTCCAATTAGAAATTGTTTCAGCCAATTCCATAAATCGGTTATCCCATTTTGTTTCTTGGGCATTTATTTCTTTGTCGCGCCGTAGCATATACTCGTGATAACGTTCTTGTTCCATTATAAATCTTTCAAAATTTTCCATGTATGTTTCCAGTCGTCAACTTGATAAGTTTTGCCTGGATGTTTAATTGCATTAGCGAGTGGATAATCATTTCCACCAGGTTCTGTTTTATCACCAAAGAAAATGATATGGTCAGAACCATTATCAAAGTCTTCTAAAATTTGGCTTTTGTCTCTACCTGTAGTATATATGTCAATACCAGTATCGCCGCCTACTGTTGCTGTAATATTTTTGAACTCAGAATTAATTTGATATGCAATTGTTTCACGTTCACGATTTGCTTCATCGTATTCAACGTATTCGCTGCCTTTGATCCATATTAGCATTTCTGCCTACAACACTAAAATTCCATGTACCTGGCCGCTTTTCAATATGGTTACCAGTTCTAAGTGGAAAACTACTGGATTGCAACCAACCTTCCAATAAGGTTGTAAGTGTTGGATCTGGATCAAATGAACTTGCGTTTGCTACCTTACCTCTGAAACGAGTTTGGTTACCACTGCAGCTATAACAAGTAACAACATTCTCACAAATATATCTACCAAGTTGTTCAACTGTTTTTGGATAGTCTGAGCCGGTTACAAGCCAAACTTTTTCTCGATCCATAAAATGGATGAACCACTCTTTAAAATGTGGATCCATTGGTTGTCTACTAGGTGTTAAGGTACCATCTACGTCAAATATAAAACGCTTCATAGTTCAGCCTTTAAACACTCTACAGTTTCATTATCAGCCCAAGGCTCATAATAAACAGTAAAAACTGATGCTTCGATTTCACATTTCATTCTATCATCATATGATTTAATATGTGTATATTGATAATCACCACCTTCAAGTGCAGTGATAACGTAAATAGCCCAAACAAATAAATCCATTATTCGTGTCCTGTCCAATGTTTACGATTATGCGCGGTNGAAGTCAACTCAGCAAATCTATCTGCAATCTTTCTAATAAAATCGCTATTTTCTTTACGAGCNAAATCATGCAAGAAAATTTCCATTTCACCATCAGTTTTACGAACTTCCGTAGTGTCATGAATACCTCTCATAGGTAACCCTAATCCAGCAACGCCTTTTGTGCCCTTAACACTATTCATCGTACCACCAATGGATTTGTTGATTGGCTATCGTGNTAATCNCCAGATTCGTAGTAATCACGGAATGCTTCTTCTTTTACCATGATATCACCTTTCATACGATATGTTATAATTTCTCTACGAATAACGCCTTTTGTGTCTCCATCAAAGGCACTTTTAAATGGTCCTTCAGTCATTACAAACTCTCTTTCTTAAATCGCTTGTGGAAAAGCGATGGTCACGTTTATTAAAATATAAATCAATTCCACGTTTTTGGCATATGTTTTTACCAGTAAACTCTTGAGTTTTATATTCCACTCCTAATATTCTAACATCAATTGTGTATAATGTCAACAAGTCTTTTAGGTCTTCTTCAGTATTATATGGAATAATTTCATCAACATATGATAATGCTTTAAGTTGTGTATATCGCTCAACCACTGTTTGGATTGGCTTATTCTTTTCTTTCCTATCAAAGCTTGGATCTGTCTGCAATCCACATATTAAATAGTCACATTGATCTTTTGCTTCGCGCAGCATTTGTACATGGCCNGCNTGTAGTAAATCAAACGCAGAAGCTGTAAATCCTACTCTCATAGTTCTTTTGGTCCATGTGATGTAAATTCCATGCCAGACACATTACCAACATAAACTTTACCATTCCATCTCATTTTGATTTTATTATTTGCTATATAAGCTTCAAATGAAACACCGGGTCGCATATTATCAGCTTCAGCCTCGACGACAACATCTGTCCGCGTACTTACTACTTCGCAGACATTATCATATACTATTTTTTTCATTTTGTAACCTTTACACATTCCATTACGTTTTCTTGTGTGTCATACATACGCTTACAAACTTCATAAGGGTGGGCATAATTGCCTAGTGCAATTCCGAGAGCAAATGCCGTACCTACCCAAAAGTATTTCATATACCCTTCTTTAAAACCTTTCCAAAATGCTTTACTCATCTTTTTTCCTTTTGTAACCTTTTGTTATATTCCATAACTTCATTTAAAACTGATAAATCATATCCCATTTCACGTGAGGTTGAAAGCACGGCGGATACGTCTTTAGGTAAACAATGCCCTCCAAAACCTTTATCAACTGAGCTTACATACGTGTGGCTTTTACCAATGCGTTCATCATCAGAAACGTATGCAAGTACCTCGTTAGGATCTACATTAGATTGGAGACACATATCATGCATTTGCTGAAAGAACGCTACCTTAGTAGCTAAAAATGAATTACGAAAGTATTTAGTTAAAATCAAAGACTCGGGATTCCAAATATCAACTGGAATTCCTAAGCCTTCTGAAAGTAATTCAGACCAAAAGTTAACATCACCTCCACCTAGTGTTATGCTCTTTTGATTTTTAAAATCTTCCATAGCATAATCTGCTCTAAGATATTCAGGTGAAAACGTAATGTATGCGTCTGGATATGATCTATTAATAAGTCTCCATCCTTCAAGGCTAATAGTTGACTTAATAAGGATAGGAGCTTCTGGGTTTGTACTCATAATAGACTCCACAATCTCATAAACGTTTGTCATATTACATGATCCGTCTTTTGCTTGTGGAGTACTTACAGCTATGATATAGCAATCAGCTTCAGGATTCCAATGATTATATTCTTTTGCTGGATCATAGACCCGTATGGAACGATTCCCACCAGCTAATGCTAAGGCATGAGTTTTCCCTACAAATCCATATCCAGCAATTTGAATTATCATTTGTTTTTCCATGTATATTCATCTTTCCAGTTGTGAATACGTTCAAGCTTTTGCTCTTTAGTCCACTCTTTCAAATAATCGTTATCTCGATCAAACAATTGTAAAACTCGTTCTTCATCTAAAATAAAAGTATCGAGAATTTGCTCGCCTAAATGACTTTGAGAAAACTCTTTTACTTCTTCCATAGTTACAGAATCCTCAGCCCATTCAATTTGCTTAGCAGGATCATTCATGATATCTACGTCAGTATTAAGCTTTTGTAATTCACTTACTGGAACACAATAGCGTTGACGAAAAGTAGAAACACAAGTTACTACTACATAACGTTCATCACTCATCTAAATCTTCCTTTTTGTTGCTTTTAAGTTTTTTGACTTTTTTCTTCAANCGTTTAATTACTTCATCNCCATCCATCCAAATGTCTTTGTTATCAAGGATTGAAGTAATTTCTTTTTCAGTTAAAAAGTCTGCGTAAATATCACGCATTAGTTTTTCAGACCATTCTTTTTCGTGTGCAAGTCTGTCATACATTTCACCACCTTTGCCTACAACACCACTAGAATAATTGTGATACATGAACATGGAATGCGGTGAAATTTCGTACTGATGTCCACACAAGAAAATGATTGTAGCTGCACTCATACAGGCACCTTCAACTGAGATAACAACCTGCGCTTCAGTCTCAGTAAGTACACGAAGGAATTGAATTGCTGTAAACAAGTCACCGCCTGGCGAGTTAATATAGATTTTGATAATATCGCTTTCACCNGCACTACGAATAATATCAAACCAATCAATATATTCTTCTGACGATTCAATATCACCACTCAGATAAAACTCAGTGATGTTAACAGCTTGTTTGCGAATGAACCTTTCGCCTTGCTTTTGCTGGGGCTTAAATAGTTCCGATAGGTCAAGTGGTTTATTTGTTTTTTTATTCACTTCAGTTGATTCCTTTTATTAATTACCAGCCAGGAGCTGTATAGTCTTTGTCTTTTTTATAGTAGGCAAATCCGTCTAAACCGTACGCTGGGCAAACTGAAATGAATTCAGGCAGTCCCATTGGATCTTTCTCTCCGGCTTCACCGCATATAAAATATGCTCCACTTTTTTCTGGACTTGAGTGTATCCAAATCTTTCTTAGTCTTTGGAATAGTTCATATTCCTGTTCTGTGATTTCTACCATCTTTTACTCCCAACGATAAAAGATATGAGCACCAAGACGACCAACCAATTGAAGGCTTGATGCCCACGATGGGTTTACATACGTCGCGTGGTAGTGAGTAGAGCCCTCTGTAATACCACGATATTTATTGTGCTGTAGCATGTTGTACGCAATCAACTGTGCTTCTTGCCACCGGTCTTCATCCTGAGGACGGTCATGCTTACCATCGCAGTACCAAGAAAACTGACACATGTGACGAACCATGTTACCATTAGAATCTTGTTTACCTTGTTGTACTACGTCACAAACATTATTTGGATAACGCGTATCATAAACTCGATTTAAAACAACATCAGCTACACCAGCTTTGTCTGCTAGGTTACTGCCACGGGCTTCGTAATAGATATTTAGTGCTAAGCAATTTTCATTTGCGCTGTCTTGCAAACGGTCTGACTCAACAACAGTTGCAAATACTGGTACGATAAACATTGTTGCTGTAATAGCCGCGGACAATGTCCCTGTGATTACGTGTTTGATTTTCATATTTAGCTGCCTCATTTTTTATATAGAACCAATATAACCTATCTAAAAAGGATTGTCAACAGTTAATTTCATATTTTAAAAAATATATTGAGGTAAATCTCTATACTTTTCAACTACATAGCTAATTAATTTTTTTTCTTTTCTTGTTCTTAAAATATATTTCAAACTCATACGCTTCCAAGGGTTGATTCGGATAGTGATATAGCTCCACTTATCATAGTTCCTTTGCATCATCCAGTTCAAAGATTCATATTCATTTTTAATATCTTTACGTTTAGACTTGACGATTTTACCTTCGCCTGCCTTTGAAGCATCCATACCACCCATACTATGAGTTACTGATATGTCGGTATAGAGAGGTTTGCCTAAAGATTGTAGTACGTCTTGTTCGCAGTCTCGGTTTACTACAATCATAACATAAGGGCATGCATTATATTCAAAGAACCCTCTTTCAAACTCTCGTAATAAGGTACCTCTATGTCCTCCACAACTACTTACTGGTAAATAACCTTTTAAATAAAGTAGTTCAACTAAAGGCCAAATACGATCCTCAACTTGAGAACGAAAATGTTTTGAGTATGGACTTATGCTTGCGCTTGACTCTCCATCAATATTTATTCGACCATCGGGTTGAAGTTTGTTCCAAGCAGTATCATATACCTTTTTATAGTGTTCGTCAATAGGTATTTGTTCTTTTTGTTCTGCTTTTATTTCAGACTGGATAGGTGCCGGTATGATAATTGCAGGAGGATCCCAAAGCTGCCAACTCATGCTAAGTACTCTGTTAATTTATCTGCTTTGTTTAAGAAATCATTATAGGCTTTTTCAACTTTATTCTGGTCATAGAAAAAGTATTTCTTTAGTCTTTCCCATATGTTATTTTCAACCATTGGATAGGCAAACGAAAATACTATAGCTTCGTAATGATTGTAATTTCGTTTTGATTGGATATTCCAAAACTTTGTAAGGTCAGAGTCTGTATAAGGTCTTTGTCTAGCTCTTTGTTGTGGTGCATTGTTATACAAAGTATCATCATAAACTATATGTACAGTATATCCACCATCAGCCCACCAAGGAACATTTTGGCATGGTCTTTCCACAGAGTTTATCATATTATCGTGCCAATGTACATCGCAATCTAAGTTATCTATTTCTTGTATAAACTTATTCTTTTGGTCCATATTATTAAACAATACACCAATATATCTATGCTTTGAATTATCATGTCCTTGGCAACTAGTGAAAGTTAAATAACCTTTATCATGTAATTTAAGCACAGCATCTCTTACGAGNGGTTCTAAATTTTTAAAAATAATATCAGAATATTGGCTTACNAAGGTACTTACATAGTTACCATCCTCATCTATGTAGCAATATGTTCTGCCATTAATAAGGTGGTCATTTCCTTTTACAAACATGGCATATTCATGTCTTTGTTCAGCNGTTTGTAAGTTAGGAAGGTTTTGCTCTTGTTGATATTGATGGTGGTACGGAGCTACGATTTCATACTTAGGAATCATGAAAATTCTTTAATACGTTTTCCAAGCGCCAAATGATACCACTCTTTTGAGCTTCTTCTGACCAATAAGATTTGTCTTCTACTAACGCGCTGACAGTATCAAAGAGCATCATTCTTTGACTTCTCAGCGCGTCAATTTCGTTATATAGATCTGATTTTTCTCTCTTAAGTTGTTTGATTTCTAAGGTAAGAGCTTCAAACCCTCTCTCATTTACCTTTACTTTTGCCACGTTTTACTCCAAACTTTTCATAAAAAGCATAGTCACTCGCATAGGCTCGTTTGATAAACTCGGTTTGTTCAGGAGTAAAATCATCCTTAGTAATTTCTTTACGAGTAACGTTATGCTTTACAGCAATATCAAAATAATCGTTTACATCTTCTCTTTTAACCACTTCAATTTTCTCAAAGTTTTCTGTATCAACAAATCGACATTGAGGATGGAAGTGGTGGACCTGATGGCCTGAAGTAATCTTATTTAGATTACGGAAAAACAAATCAATTTTTTCCTCTTTAGTAAGGGTTGCAACATCTATATCAAAAGAACTAAAAATATCTTTACCATAATCAAAATACCGTTGACGTTCTGTAAGGTATACGTTAATTAAAGAAACAAACCGGTCAATAGGATCAGTAAAAATCATAATTGGTTTTTTCTTTGATTCAACAAACCCGTTGTACATACGAGTTCCACGCATTACTTGTTTACGTTGTGGAAAGCTTTCTTTGATAGTTACTGAACAACTTCTTGGAACTTCAAACCAAAGCTTTTCATGGTTGTCTTCCAAGTCATACATAAGCGGCCATTGTAATGTTTCGCACCAGTAACATTTACAATCATTAAACGAATATGTCTCATCCATTTTTACTTCAGGCAAAAAGAATTCTTTTAGGAAAGGTTCGTCAAAAATCATTTTAGGTAAAGAAGAATGTGGATAACGTTTTAAGATATGATCTTCATTACTGTCTGGAGCAATATTACCTTCAACAGGCTGAGTATTATCTACAAACTTTTTATAGTCTGCATACCCGCCAGCCGTATGCCATTTAAAACTATCAAACGCATGAGCAAAAGAGTCTGCTTTTGTTTGACGTTGCTGTTGAGTTCCCATCCATGCAAAGTGCCAACCCATATCTTCTTGGTTTACACCTTCGTGTGTTGGAAACTTAACTGGCATATAGATGTTACCACAACGAATATTGCTCAGCTTAGCATGTAATAGTTGTTCCTTTGTAGCAAAGAACATTGCTCGTTTCCAAATAACAGGAACATCATTACGGTGGTGGATTCTTAAATCAGCACGGCCTTGTAAGTATACTAAAGGAACCTTGATAATTAAGTTTGGATGGTTATGACATTGTTTAGCCAACCATTTAATATGCTTTGGATCAATGATTTCGTCAGCATCACCGTAAAGAAAAACATCTCTTTTTTCAAAGTCTTGTAATGCCATCATTACAGCATCTTTTTGAAGCCGTTCACGTGCTCGAGCATGCACTGAATCTATATTATTAGCATTTACACCAGCATTCTTCCTATCAATATCAAGTACTTCTAGGTCCTCTGTATCTGGGATATCGTGCTCAACATAAATGATTTTCTCAATTGGTAACCCAAGCTTACGAGCAATTTCAGGGAACTTACGGTCGACAGGTTTACCACTATGAGTCTTATTCGACTCCACAATAATAAACTTATCCACATGATCCTTTAACATATTTACTCTAAGGTAAAGTATTTCTTCGTTAGTAGGTGCAAAAAATGGGAAACAATCAACAATTTTCATTTTATTTTCTTTCCAGTACTGTCAATCCGTTGTTATTTGATTTATGCATTTTAAAATGCCAGTGAGGATTTGCAATTACAAATTCAATAATTGCTGGCAACAACCCTTGGTTAGGTTGTGCTTTACGATCAGGATTTGCAGCCCAGTCTCTTTGCTCATCTCTTACGCCATATGTATGGGTATCATGGAAAGCAAGATATTTACGGGCAGCGTTACCATGTAGTTTAAGCTCATCTTTTAGTTGTTTTTGAGAGTGCCAAGTATCAATAAAAATCATATCAGTCGGCTCAATCAAAACATCGAGTGTATTACCTCTAATGTACTCAACATCTTTACCAACTTTACGAGCCATTTTGAATAACTCAGCAAGTGGAGGATGAATTTCTAAGTCATAAGCTCTAAGTGATACTGGAGCTTTAAGAAACGCTTTAGTACTTTCACCAAAGCGAGATCCCATTTCAGTAACATGTGTACAATTTTCAGCNAGTGTNAATAGGTCATGCAAGTGTTCATTAATATCTGAGCGCTGATCTCTAGCATCTACATAATGCTTTTCAATTAATTCTTGCCATTCGTTCATTCTCATATGTCTAACCACCTNGTGTTATCTAAAGTCCATCGCACAACTTCTTCAAGTCGCTGTTCAACTGGTTGCGGACGCCAACCCATGTTCGCCATACGATCGCCACTAAGAGCATAACGGAGGTCGTGGCCAGGACGGCTAGAATGGAAATCCATAAACTCATATTTTAATTCCTTTCCCTGTGTATCAGCAATCAAGTTTGCTAGTTCTAAATTGTTAAGTTCTGTAGCACCGCAGATATTAAANTTAGGACATTTAATTCCCGTGTTGTTTGTCATATCAAGGGTACGGTTGTGTTCTAATAAGAACATTGTTGCATCAGCCACGTCTTCAGCATGGATATAATGTCGTGAACCTGGAATTGTTTTGGTTGAGTCACTATGAATTGTAACTGTACCGCCATCACGNACATTCCTAATAGTCATAGGAATAAACTTTTCGGGATGCTGACGTTGACCAAATACGTTCATAGTATGCGTAATATAGATTGGCATATTATAAGTATTTTGGTATGCAACAGCCAATTCCTCAGCACCAGCTTTAGATGCAGAATATGGATTGGTACAATTATAACGATCATACTCATCATACTTAACACCTTCAGGCGCAGGACCAAATACTTCGTCTGTTGAAAAGTATAGGAAGCGTTCTAGGTTATCCTGTCTACGACCATAATCTAAAAGATTAGCCGTACCCACTACGTTATCCATAACAAATTCCATAGGACGCTCGATAGAACGATCTACGTGGGAACCCGCGGCAAGGTGTGCAATAATATCAACCTTACCAATGTCTGCTTCGAGCATTGGATTGATTTCTGCTTTTAAATCGTGGAATATAGTACGTACTCTTTTGCGTTCAGCTGGAGTACGTTCCTGAAGTAAATCATGCAAACGATTAAGATTACCACTATAATCTAAACGATCAAGTGTAACAATTTCCCAGTCTGTTCGGATGAGTACCTGATTAATTAAATGGTGAGCAATAAAACCACCGCCACCAGTAATTAGAATACGTTTTGCCATAATATACCTTTCATCATATTCATATTATATAAGTTTATTTATTTACAATTGCAGGGTGCTGGTTTTGGCGGGTGCGATAAAAGCAAGATATTTAAACTATCGCACCAAGACTTGTGCTCTTGATGTTTTTTATTTGATCCAGCCAATTTTCTCTCCAGCTTTAATTCTACGTTCAGCTTCTTNTTGCGATCCTGGATAACGCCATGCCCATGTGACAATCAAGGCAAAGGTAATAAACAAATATAATGTTGCTTTCTCATTACCTGTACCAAACCACATAAATGCCAATGATGTACTCATTACTGCAACCATTAGCCATTTAGCAGCCGNTGGATATACNCGGTACTTTGACCAGTTTTTAACAAACGGACCAAACCGTGGGTGGTTCATAATCCATGCGTGTAATCTATCACTTGATTTAGCGAAACAAAACGTTGCGCC